TCAGGACGGTGGAGTTCGATCCCACTGGTTTGGTCCCGTGGATCGAGTTGCAGTGCGCCACTGCGATCGACGAAGGCAAGGTCTTCAGCCAGCCGTCTGGCAAGTTGCCAGCCAAGCGAGCCAGTAGCATTGCCACCGCAGCGCTCAGGCAGGCTGGCAAGGGTTACGAAGAGGGTGTGGAGATCCTCCAGCCCAACGAGGCAGTAGGCGTACTCCCCGGCTCCACGGAGAACTTCACGTACAGCACGGCGAACTTCGACAACAGCGAACTGGTCGAATGGGCGTGCGAAAGCAACGGCGTCGACTGCCCAGACGGTTTCGCGAATATCCGCAAGTGGTGCATGGTCACACATCGCAAGGAGATGAAGATCGAAGTCAAGGACGCGCTGCGCACACGCGGATGCTTGCTGTTCGATGACGACAACCAGCGGATCGCCATCACTCTCGGTAACGGCAAGATTATTGAGGCTGTCGATCGCACGTACGGTGTCTCTGTGTTTGCCACCAGCAAAGGCAAGTGGGACAAGGCCTCGAAGATCTTTGGAGCAACCTACTGATGCCCGCCCAGATTCTCTATCGCGCCAGCGTCAGTCAGATCACCGATGACGGGGTCTACTGCATCGTGCCGTCTCTGGGTACCGATATGGAGTTCGGACCGCTGGAGAACCCCAGTATTGTGCTCGAACCAGAGACGAACATCCTCGTGGGGCAGGTAGAGGACTTCAGCGAAGACCTTGTGATCATCTGTCGTCTTGACGAAGAGTACGAACCAGAGGTTGGCGCAGTCGCATGGAACGACGTCACCAGCAAGCCCACGACTTTTCCACCTTCTGCCCACGCCCATTCACAAGCAGACATCACAGGTCTTGTTGCTGCACTCAGCACTTTGACGTCCGATATCTCCAACTTAACTACATCCGTTGCTGGCAAAGCACCCACTGTGCATTCGCATGCACAGGCAGATGTCACAGGGCTGAGCACGACGCTTGCAGGACTGGCCGTGCCCTCTGGCACCATCTGTCAGGATGCTGGATCTACGCCACCTACAGGCTGGCTTTTGTGTGATGGTCAAGCCGTCAGTCGTACGACGTACGCAGCGCTGTTTGCTCGTATCTCGACCACCTACGGTGTGGGCAACGGGACGACGACCTTCAACCTGCCGAACTTGAAGGGCAAGGTCGCCGTTGGTCGTGACAGTGCGCAGACTGAGTTCGATGTTCTGGGTGAGACGGGCGGAGCCAAGACAGTTACCCTGACCATTGCCCAGATGCCTGCGCACCACCACCGTCAGGCACTTGGTGGTTCGATCACCAACACCAACATCATCGCTGGTGGCGCCGTCGTCGGACAATCGAACGACCAAGACACACTCGACACTGGTGGCGGACTTCCTCACGAAAACCTCCAGCCCTATCTTGTCCTCAACTACATCATCAAGATTTGATGGGAAGCCCATGACCAGTCTTATTTCGTATCCCTTTCGGCTCGACGGGCGTGGCTACGTTGCCACCCGCGACGATGGATCTGACGCCTACTATGCAGAGGAGATCGCTGGCCTTGTGCAGACTGAGCCGGGCGAGCGCGAGATGGCGCTGGACTATGGGATCGAAGATCCGCTGTTCCGCACCAAGTTCCCCACGGACGAGTTGGTCGCCAAGAACGCGAAGTACGGTCCTCCAGTGGTCATCGATCAGGTGCAGACGCAGCACAAGGCTCGCGCTGTCATGAATGTCAAGGTGAACTTCCGGACTCGACTAGACTCCGAACAGAACTGACAGGAGCACCATCATCATGCCCAGTCCCGATTTTTCTGCGTACGTCAACCTCTCGCTGTTCGACATCAGCGCAGAAGAGTTGTATGACGCTGCGATCGTGCAGATGCAGAGCGACATCCCTGACTGGTCACAGCGCGAGGGCAACGTTGAGGTCGTGCTGCTTCAGACGTGGGCTCTCATGGTCGAGGAGGCCATTTTTGCCATCAACCGCACGCCCAACGGCATCATGGAGGGCGTGCTGAAGATGTACGGCGTACAGCGTGATCTGGGCGCAGCGCCGATCACCACCGTGACTTTCAACATGGCTGGTTCCGTGGGCTACACGATCCCCGCAGGGACCAATGTGGGCGTGGCTGGATCCGGTGGGGATGAACCGGTCGTCTTCCAGACCAACAGCGATCTTACGATCGACGTGGGTTCCAACAGTGGCACGGTTGCGGCGACAGGCACAGAGTTCACGTCGCGTGCCAACGGCACCCCGGCAGGTGAAGAAGCAGAGGTCATCGACTCCAACGCCTACGTCAACAGCGTGGTGCTGGCAACGGATGTCAGTGGCGGTCGTGACGTCGAGCAGGATGGTGAGTACGTCAACCGTGGTGCAACGTATCTGCAACGTCTCAGCGACACGTTGGTCACGCCCAATGACTTCCGAGCCTACGCACTGGAGTTCCCCTTCGTGGGGCGCGCGCTTGCTCTTGATCAGTTCAACCCTGCTGCGCCTTCGACCAACACACCGGGCTACATGGCGCTCGCGCTGTACGGATCGTCAGCACCGCTCTCATCGGCAGACAAGGCCATGCTTACCACGGCCATCGAGGCTCGCAAGCAGGTGAATCTCATCTTCAACATTGTTGACGCCACAGTGCAGGACATCGATGTCACGGTCGCTGTGCGCTACTTCGACGGCTTCAGTGAAGCAGAAGTCACCAACAGCATCAACAACGCTCTGGAGGACTACCTGAACCCCGACACATGGGCATGGGGTGGCACGGTGCGACGCAACGAGTTGATCCAAGTGGTCAGCAACGTCGATGGTGTCGACTACGTAGAGTCCTTGACGGCGCCTGCCACCGATGTCGTGCTGACAGACCGTTACGACCTCCCCAATGCGGGTACCTTGTCGATCACCGCGAACCCTGTGGGGCTCTGATGCCAGCACCCAACTTCAGTGAGGCGATGGAGCGGTTCTACGATCGTCTCCCGGCCCACTACAGGGCTATGGACGAGCGGCAGGACTATGTACTGAAGAAGTTCTTCGCCGGGGCGCTACAGCGGCAGCAGGACATCGACACGCTACGTGATGCGATCGAGTACGACAGCGAGCGCGACCCCAGCGATCTCAGTGCGTTGATCGACGTCTCCAAGATGCCCGCAGCATGGCTGAACTGGCGTGCGCAACTCTCCGGCATCTACAACCTCTCGATGTTCCCCATCGAGCAGCGTCGACAAGTGCTCAACCAGATCGGCTACAACGGCTTGAAGGGCACTGCGCAGTCCATGGCTCGCGCCGTGCAACCGTTCCTCGTGGGCTCGCGCTACGTCAACGTCTTTCCGCGCACCGCAGACGCTACAGCGATCGGTGCAGCAACCATGTGGGACGTTCTGATCGTCACACGCGGCAATGAGACGCTCTCGAACAACGCTCCGCGTGTCTTTGCTGAAGCCAACGTCCCTAGCATCTGGCAGAACAACACCCCGAACGACCCCAAGATCATTTCTGCCATGGACTCACGGTTCGGTGAGTTCGCGCTGGAGATCGAAGCCAGCGCAGCAGGCAGCGTAGCGTTTGGCACCAAGCGTGTTGCTGGCAGACGCATCACTGCTACTGGGGGCGATCCGTACGTCGTGTTCTTGGACGTCCTGCTCAGTGATCCGACCGATCCGCCTTCAAGCGCGGTGGCCAGCATCGTCTGCCTCGACAACGCAGGTGCGGCGATCGGCTCACCGATCAGCGTCAACATGGTCGGCACGTTAGATGCTTCTGGCCAGTTGCCCAAGCAGTTGTCTGCGCCCTTCACCACCCCTGTCGGAACTGTCGAGGTTCAGACGTCCTTTGTCATCGCAGGGATCAACCCAGCAAGCAGCGTCCGTTTCGGTCGATTCGGGGTACGTCTGGGCATAGACACCCAGTGGGTCGCTGAGACGATCGATGTTCCAGAGATCGTCGCCAAGGCCAACGTCAAGCCTGCCGGTGTCACAATCCACCATGAGACTTACGAAACAGACTGGAACACGATCGAATCCGAGATCCCGACGTGGAATGATTGGGAAGCACTCACGTTCGACGAGATCGAAGGACTGGGTCTGACATGATGACCAACTACTTGAAGGGCTGGAAGTCTCATGGCTGAAACAAGCACAGCACGGTTTGGCCAGAAGCAATGGAGTGCTGGAACCGACAGTCCCTCTCGTGCCGACTTCAATGAGTCACTGCTGAACATCGAGAATCGTGGTGCTCTGGGGTATTCTGGGACGCTTGCAGCAAGGCCTGTGGCGAGTGCTGCAAATGCTCGTGGCTTCTACCTTGCTGATGACACCAGCGAGTTGTTCTGGTCGACGGGCTCTGCATGGGTGTCTGTTGGCTCAGTGACACGTGATTCAACCGTGGTCAGCAGCGCAGCCAACAAGACTCCGCTGACCGTGCGTGGCTTTGCCTCGCAAAGTGCCCCGCTGTTCGAGGTCGAAAGCAGTACAGGCGCTTCTCAGTTGCTCGTCGAAGCAGACGGCGACGTTCTCACCGGGTCGGTCTATCAAAGCCGGATGATGGGCGCTTCCAACCCTAATTTGCCTATCGATTCTGCTCTGGGCGTGGGTCCGTCAAATGCTGGTCAGGTTGCAATCAAGGTCCGTGGTACCACCACCCACACTGGCGACCTGTTGCAATTCCTTGCGGGGTCTGGTGGTGCTGTGATCGCCAAGGTCGGACCTGATGGTGTCGCCACCTACCCCAAGGTCAATGTTTCGTCTGCTCCGGTGGCGGGGACAGAACTGACCAACAAGACCTACGTTGATGCAGAGATCGACGCTCAGGCAGCATTGCTGGCCCC